CAGGGTGTTTCCAGACATCTCTATAAACTAGAAAATATCCTGACTTTCTACTTTGCATTTTTACTCTCTTTCTCGATCATCTCGATTAATTGTTTTTTTGAATATCTTTTTAACAGAGTCTTAATTATATTTGTGGTCTTTTTTTGTTTTTCGTATTCTCTAGCACGATTACTAGATACAACCTCAAAATGTTCATCTCTCATTTCAGCCATTGTTCTCTCCTTTTAGGTTAAAAAAATTATTTACTTGTTCTATGTTTTTGATTTCTTTTAAAGTTCTATGTAGTAATTCTTCCTCAGTTCCATACATAGCTTCAAATTGTTCTTTGCAGTTGTGAATACTAAACTGACCTTGATGGTGGTCGTAACATAAAGGAATTGTTTGGTAGTGTCCTGATCTCATACCTATTCCTAGCCCAATGGGTCGTATGTGGTGGACATTAGCTGGTCTTTGGCACACCAGACACCCTAAACTAGCAACCTTGCTCATATGCTCTCTTTCGAGCCTTGTCGCTACTTTTTTCTTTGCCATACGATTGCTTGTTTCCCATATTTAGTTTTTCTAGTCATACCAGAATTTTCTATTAAGTTTAATTCCTGTAATTCATGCACTCTACCACAAACAGAACTTAAAGGCATATCTAACTCATCTGAAATTTCATAATTAGTTAGTGCGTTAAGTTTAATAAGATCATAAACTTGTTCTCTTTTAGTTTTAATCTTAGGCTTTATTGTGGCTAGTGCTTCTTGGCTAGTCTTAGTGTAATTACAAGACTCGTAATCAGTATCAAATATATCTAATTGTTTCATATTCTCTCCTAATTAATTGTGTCATTACCTTTAAATATTTTTTGTGCAACTCCCGTTTTAATAAGAGTTCTAACAAATCTTAATTTGCTACCAGCCCTGTGACTCTCATTAAAAGTTAGAACACCAAAAAATTTAATCATTCTATCTAAAAGTTTTTTTGATTCTTTATATTCTTTAGTGCCTTTATAGATTGATTCACTATCAATATAATATTCTAAAAAATATACATACCAAGTTTGATATTCTTCTTCTGTAACTTCTATTCGATTAAACTTTTTTCTTCTGTCAATCTTCCAATATTTATCTGACATTATATCTAAAAGTTCATATGCTCTTTTAGTTTCATGGTCATAACTAATTCCTACTTTGTGTTGTAGTTCTTCTGTTATAAACCATGTTGGGATTTTATATTTTCTTATTTTCATTTTTTATCTCTCTATTAGGTGCTGGGCTGGAGAGAGAAGCCAACCCAACACGATTAAGTATATGATATGAAAATAAATACTTATATCCTTTCGGATAATTCTCTCTAACATATTTTTTATTTATAATCATATCTTTAATTGATTCGTTTTTTATATTTGATTTGTTTAAATTGCAAGAATTAAAACACAAGTTGTTAAAATAGTTAAAAAAGCTATATTTTATGCGATAAATTAGCTATTGCATAATACAACCCATTTGGTAAGTTATTTGTATGTTAAATAAATTAACTAACAACAAAAAAGGAGAGAAAATGAAAAAAGTAAATATAGAAAAAGTTAGAGTTGAATTAACTTTAATTTTAAAAGACACAAATCCTGTAACAGCAAATAATCAAATTAGAAAATGGGTTGAAGATCAATTTAAAAAATCTGGTGCTAATGAATATTCAGAAATAGATATGTGTAGATCATTTATTTATGACAAATATGAAAGTTTAGAAGATGGTTCAACTTTGATTGCAGATAGAATGACTCCTCTAAAAGATGATTTGTATTTTGATATAGAAAAAAAAGGTAAAGTAAAAAAACATTGGAAAGAACTTTCTGTCCAAGAATGGTATGATTACAAAAGAGGAGATTCTAACATTGAAGTAATAGAGGAGAGATCATAATGAAAAAAATAGCATACTACACTTTAGGTTTTATTTTTTCAGCGTTTTGTTTAACTGCAATCATGTTAGGTTGCTTACATGTATGGAGTATATAATGACAACTACATGGATTCATCAATACAAAACTAAAACCAGAATTTATACTTTACTGTATAGTTATGGTTCTTCTAAACCAGAAATATATTGGAGAAAAAAATAATGAGAATACCAACTAACTCAAACTTTACTAAAGAGATGTCTAAAAGACTACAAAGAATAATTAACCCTCAAACTACATTAGAGGAGTTACAGAATTTACAGGAAGAAGTTAATATGATTAATCCTGTAGATACTTATTTGCAAAAGCAAGTAAGTCATTTGGAGAAAAACAATGAACCCAAAACAAATGTTCAAGGTTCAAGAACAACTAGACAAGAAAAAACAAATGGAGAAAGATTTGTTACAAAGGTTGTTAAAGAACAAAGAACAGCAGAAGAATTTGGCTTTTAAACTTCATCACTTGAAGTATCATCAGCCAATTTTATAGAGAGGAAAAAAAACGATATGAAAAAAACAATACTTTTATGTGGGCTACTTGCCACCCTATTACAAGGCTGTGCTTATCGACCCATCATTGATAGTTCAGGAAGATCAGGAACTTTTAATAATTCTACAGCAGAAAATATAACTAACGATATTATTTTATGTCAGGAACTTGCTAAGAAAAATACTAATGATTTAGTAGAGTCTTATAAAGTAGTGCATAATTGGTATCTAAGACCAAGCACTTTATGGCTTATGCCTAAAGCTGAATATACTAATCAAAAACTAATCAGAAATTGTCTTACTAATCGTGGCCATTCTGTAATTAACTAGGAGAAAACATGAAAACAAATAACACAGTAGAAGAAATCAATATCTCAATTAATAATCTATTAGAAGAATGGAATATTAGTGATGACCATAATGATAAGATTGTTACCAATATTATAGGGTTACAATTAAAGAAAATAAGATTGGTTTATAAGCTAACCCAAACTAGAGTTGCGAAAGCAATAGGCGTTACATTTCAACAAGTGCAAAAGTATGAAAGAGGCCAGAATCTAGCGAATCCAATTAGGCTATTAGCTTTAACACAATATTTTAATGTAACTATTGATTATTGGGTAAAACCGATATTAAATAGAGAATTATTATTAATAAAAAAAAAGAGAGGAATAAATGTATATCCGTTCAAAGAAAGATTCATGGAAAAGCAAACGCATCAAAGCCATGAATAGAATACTAAGTAGAAGTAAAGCTAAGAAAGAAACTACAGAATATTATTTACCAGAATATAATAGGGTATGTGTTTCAAATGCAGAAAATAAACAACAATATAAGGGAGAGAATAATGGCAATTCATAAAACAGAACATGGTCATACGATTGAGTTTAATGAAGAAAAACATGTCTATATTCATAACAACGAATATGTAGTTGGTATGAGTACACTACTTGGAAAGTTAGCGAGTCCAATGTTAGAGAATTGGAAGATTAGCCAACAAGTAAATGCTATCAAAACTGAAATGGAAAGAGAGGGTATTCCAATCGACCAGATACAGAAGATAGTTACTAATGCTAAAGCTAATGCAAAGAAATCAGGAGATAATATTTTAAATATAGGCTCTATGGTTCATAAGTTTTGCGAGATGTGGCTTAAAGGAGAAAAATTTACTGACCCAAGCGACCCTGTAATATTAGGTTGCTTTGAGAAGTTTAAAAGGTTTTGGACAAAACATAAACTAAAAGTTATTGAGTCCGAAAAGGTTTTATATTCTGAACGAGGGTTCTGTGGAACTTTAGACTTAATCGCTAAAGACTCACAAAATAATCTTTGGCTCATAGATATAAAAACTTCTAAGGGTTTGTTTCTAAATATGGTTCATCAATTACATGGATATAAGTTGGCCTATGAAGAACAAACAGGAAAGAAGATCAATAAGATGTATATAGTTCGATTGCCTAAAGATAGTGGCGACTTCGAAGCTAGACATATCTTATATAAAAAGGAACACTTAAAAGCATTTCTTGGATTATTAAGTTGTCATAAATCCGAGTTAATGTTTAACGAGTCAGTACGAAAATATAATCAACTAAAAAAAGGAAAACAAAATGTACGAAAAAACTAAATTCGATAAACCTTTCTGTGGATTACAAATGAGATTATTCCCTACAGGAAATGTAAGCCCAAAGTATGAGTATTCTGGCGAGGCAAGTAAGGTTAAATTTACTTGTAGCTTAACCAAAAGAAAATATGCTTTATCGCAAGTAAATGATTGGTTTAACACACCAGAGGTTCAAGAATATTCTAAAGCTGGATATGTTTTAAAATATATGACTAAGACTCAGGAAATGCAAAATCCACCACAATATGCAAAGGGTAATCTCGAACAGATACTTTGTTTGATTATGGTTAAGCCATATAAACCTCAACCCAATGTAGATGGATTAAAGCCTGTAGGTCAAACTATGCCACAATACACTCAACAACCAATGACTCAAGCCCAACCATCAGCACCAGATCATGCTATGCCTGTTGAGAAGATGTCAGATATGGACGATGAGATTCCATTTTAATGTCTAAATTATCTAAAACTCAAGATAAACTTATTAGCGATTTCTATAACTTAAAAAAAGATTTCGCTATTAAGTTAGAAGAAATACAAGCATTATATTTGGAAGTTAAACAACAAAGAAAGTTAGCTGAAAAATACGAGTTAGAAAATAAACATTTAAAACAACAAATTAAACAATTAGAACAAGAAGCAGAGGAGATGTTATTATACCCATGATGATATTTGGAAAAACAAAAGAAGATTTAAAAGTATTAGAACTTCATTACAGACGAGAATGGATTTGCTTTGTAGTAGGATTTGTATTAGGAGTTATATTGATATGAGTCTAAGCAATAAATCTTATGAAGAATTAGAAAAAGCCTCACAAGATTGGGCTGATTGGCACAAGAAAGTAATTATACTTGATGAGGGTCGTAAAGCTACATTCAGTAAAGTATTTCTAAAACATAAATTAGATTCTAAAAGTATTACTGAGGCAGAGCATAAAGCAAGAACTGATGAAGAATATACAAAGGTTGTAAAGGATTATGCTAACGCAGAGGAAGAATTAATTAAAGCTAGATACCATTATAATAATTTAGATAAGTATGTTAGCTTAAAACAATCAGAGTTAAAAAGAGATTTAGCTTTGAACAATAAGGTTTAATGAATTCTACTAACGATATATTGATTTGCTCCCGATTATCGTATGGAGTCTAGTAGATAGAGTGGTCAGCGAGAGTTGGCCACTTGTTAAAAAGAATTTTGGGAAGAATAACGATAGTTTTTATACATGGCTATCACTTTGAATTGACCCAAAATAACTATGGGGTGGTTTTTATTTTCTCTCTCTTTAACCACCCCTAGTTTCTAGTAATATCAAAATGTTTTATATCTGTATCTTCGTGGATTCCTGTATAAGAATATTCGTAATTAATTAAATCAACATCACTTCGTCTTTTAATTTCTTCGACCATCTCATTAACTTTAGTGAAGTATGGAAAAGTATCTATAAATCTAAAATTAACATAACTACCATAAGGATTGTTAGAAGTTTCTAATTGTAGTTCTAAATCTGTGATTACTGCATCAACTTTTATATTGTCCATTTGGACATGATACTACTTTTTCTTAAATGCTGAAACACCTTTTATACCTAGTACAGAACTGTAACCCCCAATAATCAAACCCTGTAGCCAAAGTGGGAAACGATCTATTTGATCAAAGAAAGCGTCTAGCTTTGCAATAATTTCTGGGTCGTTTGAAAAGACTCCCCAACCAGCGACCAACAAAGGAATTGAAATTAGTATGAGAACGATCTCGTCCTTAAAATCGTTAGCTTGATGTTCTTTGATAGTCTTAACCATTTCGATCTCGCCATCAATAACTCTTTGCATTTGTTTTTTTTCTGCAACAGATTCTAATATCTTAGCTTCTTTTTTATTCTTCCAGATTTCAGCACCTGTTTTTAATCCAAACTTAACTAATCCTAACCACATATTATAAATAAGTATTACTTGTTAAAAAAATTAATGTTGTCCAATATACCACAAGAATAGAATAAATAAAATAAGTGAAGTTCATTAACTCCTAATATTCCTTATTTTTTATTTTTCAACTCTTTTGCTAGTTCGCAGTAGTGAATTATCTTATTCCACTTCTCATCAAGGTTTTCTCCATCTTTATCACGGAGTGCGTATTTTATAATATTACCTTGTATGAAATCTAGCTTATTTGCCACTATAAACTCTATAGGCTGTATCTTATATTCCTTATAGTGCTTACCACCTATTTGCTTATCAGTAGCCCTCTCTGTGGCTCTCTGTGGCTTTAACTTAAACAATTTTACCTATCCAATCTCCCTTTTCATTCAAAACCATTGGGAGTAGTCTTGGAATACCATTTAGTATAACTGCACAACCTATGATAAACCTAGTCTTGAAGTTTTTAGCATAAGCAAAAGCCATGCTTTTTTGATTTATTAAACAACCTACATTCATTCCAAAAAATAGGTTATCTGGGTTAGCCCACCAACTAATAACAAACTTTGTATGATAATGACCTTGTACGCAACTCATTCCCATAGTCTGACTTGTTTTTAATACATCTGCTGATCTTCCATGCGTAAAGAAACATCTTTGGCCATTAGACATAGTTAAAGTTAAATCATCTATCCACTTCCATTTTTTAGTACCTAAGAACTCTCCATAATCTCTTAAAAACTCTTTACTCATTCCATGCTTTAATGCTCTCCGATAAACTAAACTAGAGTGGTTACTATCTACTTCTGTAACTTCTGGGAATACACTTTCTAATTCTTTTATATATCTTCTAGCTTCTTTAAGTTCATAACCAGCAGAATATAAATCTGGGTTACTATCGTGCATAGATATTGCATGAAAGTCTAAACTATCTCCAATATTAACAACTGTGTCAGGTTTAAATTCTTTTTTGATTTCTTTTAAAAATTTAATTGAATCTTTGTGATGATATGGAATGTGCATATCGGATATAACTAAAATTCGTTTATGACTCATGCAATTAATACTTGTACCTATTTTTAGGTGTTTGTAAAGGTTTAGACCCTATCTATCAAAAGCATAATTACATATGCCATTGAACTTATTAATGCACCAACAGAAATAAGCATTATCTTTTCAATTCTATTTATTTGTGATTGTAAATCGTGAATTTTATCGTGTGTTGCTTTCTGCATAATACGACAAAGTTTTTCGTGAGATTCTATTTTTTGTAATGCAGTTCTATCACTCATTAGGTTTGATCTACTTTCTCTAATACTAATTCAAATGAAGCACTAATAGATGTTGTAGCTGAACCTTTACCTCTTATTTCAATATCATTTTTTTCTCCAATATGAATTGGAATTTTAAAATTCTTTTCTGAAAATCCACCTCTTGTTGTTGTAAATGTTCTAACATTGAATACATTTCCATTAATAATATCTTTGGTAACTAACATCATTTCATTTTCTAAATCTTTAGCACTTCCAACATCTAATTGAATAATATAACCATTATATTTTCTTGGAATTGTATATAAAGCCATAAGTGTTTGACCATAACCAGCTGTAATAATGGCAACTGATTTTGAATCTACTGTTATAGTAATATTACCAGAGTTAGTATTTCCTGTGTTTGCAGTTTTTAATACTGCTCTAAATACTCTAATAAAAGAGGTTGTAGAAGCAGAGCCACCTATTGTTATTGTTTCTGTAGCAAGATCGTAATTAGAATCTAATCCTTGTATTTCTACTGTGCCACCATTGTCATCAGAAGTATCAGATGATGTTGCAACTGCTGTACTTGGAGAAGTAGGATAAGTATAAATATTAGCACCGTCCCAGATTGTTTCAAATGAAGTTCCAACAGTAGGATTATATCCAAACTTTTGAATACCAGAGAAATTATTAATCATTCCTCTTTTAATAGCCATGCCTAAAGGCAAAGATGTAATATGGTTTATACTCATTTCTTTTTCTTGCTCGGTTTATACTTTTTAATAGCTTGTGAGATGAAGATGTTTTTATACAAAGAAACCTTTTTGCCAAACTTCTTATCAGCTTTTCTTTTAGCTGATTTATAAGCCTTAGACTTCTTATTAAAAGATTTTGGTTTCCCTAATCTTTTCGGTCTAGCTTTAGCGTATATAGGTTTCTTTGTAGCCATTACTTCTTCTTCTTTTTAGCTTTTTTCTTTTTCTTCATTGGTGGTCTGCCTCTTTTAGACCCATAAGTTCCTTTTCCCATTGGCATAATATTTCTCCTATTAGTTAGTTAATTTTCCACCTGACCATTTTGCATCAGGTAATCCATTTTTATATGATTTTCCATCAAATGTTAATACTTGTTTTCTATTTGAACCATCTGAATATGATACATGAACCCACCCTGATGATGGTTCTCCTGTGTAGTATTCTAAAATTAATTGGTCAAAATCGCAGTTATTAGAAATGTAAATTGCAATAGCAAGATTAGATACTCCAGCTATTTCAAAATCTACTGCTTGTCCTTTTGCGTGTTGTGATGTTTTTTTACTTCCTATTGCTTCACATAATTCTTCTGATCTAAAACCAGATGTAACTGTAACAGGCTTATCATCAAATTTAGTACGCACTTTCTCTAATATCTCATAACAAATATCGCCTAAGTTTTTTATCTCTCCAGCACCAGCTTTATTTTTAATACCTAACCTAATAGCAGTAGAACTCTTTTCCATCTCCTCAAGGCTAAAATTTTTAGAAAGTTTCATAATTACCTCGCAGTTGTTGGGATTCCTGTTGATGTTACAAATGGATTTTCTGCAAATGCCATAAAGATATATGTTGAACCACTATTATTGACAGAGCCTGAACTTGTTCTAATTTTCCAACCATTACTTACAAAATCTCCTCTTGAAGAAGTACCCTCTGCGTCAGAAATATTAGGATTTAATTGTGCATCAATTTCATTATGAGGGTCTCTTTTATTATCAAAAATACTCCAATTATTTGTGCCATCAGATGCTCTTTTGTATATAACCATAGCTGGTTTAAAACCCATATAAACAAATGGTGCATTGTCTCCAGATTGACCATTTCCTGTGTAGCTTCCAAACTTACTAAATCCTTTTTTCTCTGCGAAGCAGTAGGCTATAAAATTATTACTTGACCCATTTGTATTGGTAGAATCACCTAGACTAAATACAGAATTTGTAGGTAAAGTACTATTGAAATGGTCTGCTTTTGTAGCCTCAGCAGTAGTTGATTGTAAATGCAAAACTTTATCTGCAGTTGATAAAGATGTTGATTGTACAGACCATTGACCACCACCATTTCTTTCTTTAACAATTACCATAGATAAAGCTGAACCTAATCCATGACCAACAGTAGCATTTGAGCCTGTTCCTGTATAAGACACAATACTAAATCCACTTGTAGTATTAGCACTAACAGTTGAGGTTATGCTTCCATCTGTGTTTGATGAACCTGAGCCATTTGCTCTCCAACCCCAACCTACATAAGTAGCTTGTGAACCACCATCTGTTAGTGTTTTGTTTGTTCCATAGTTACCACTATCTGTACCTAAAGAAACACCACTTGAATTACCAAACGAAACTGTATTTCCTGCAACTCTTTCTGCATTATTTACATTTGTTCGTAATTGTTGGTTTGCACCTCTAACTGAATCATAAACACTATGAGGATAAGCGTCATTACGCATTTTAGTCCAAAACATATCAACTTCAAAATCATAAGCTAAAGTTTTTGCTGTTGCGTTTCCATTATGAAGTTTAGTGTCAAAATAATCTGTTGGTTTATCTAATCCATTTGTGTAACTCATAATAATATCCTATCCATATTCTGCTAAATTTTTTGTACAAAGAGAATAATACGAACTTGGAACTGCATATTCAAAGTTTCCATAGCCATTTGCGTCTGAATTTCCTGATGAAATACTGTGTATTGGAGAACCAAAATTCATATAATTAGTAACAGAAGTTCTGAAAGTAAAATATATTGGAACATATCCCTCACTATCTGTTAATCCTGTAAAAGCATTTCCTTGTGAAACACCATTTTTATAAAAAGCTAAAATTCCATCATCTGCATTAAATAAAACAGAAATAATATCATTATTAGTAAAACTTGTGCCATAAGAAACTTCGCCACCTGTACCACTCACTTTGTAACCTTGTCCGTGATAGCCAAACCATGCCTCACCAGAAGAAGCGTCTACAGTATTTGTCCAATTACTAATTGCTACTCCTAATCCAACTGCATTTTCAGAATCTCCTCTTTTCATTTCCCAATACCATTTTCCTTTAGTAATTAAAAAAGTACCTTTACCACCATTGTCGCCACTTCCTTGCCATTGTAAATTACCCTCAGCAAGAGTAATTGTACCTTTAGATAAAGGATTTAGTGTACAAAAATTATTAGTACAAGTATCAGTAGATTGATCTATGCTAGTTAAATTATTTACAGTAAAGTTATTTCCATTTCCTGATACATCTGCACCTAGACTACCAGAGTTTTCAAAGTCTAAATAGAATCCATTTGTGCCAAAGGTTAAACCAGATACATTTTTTGGTTTCCATATTCCACTATCTTCGTCAAATTCTCCAAATGAAGTTGGGTCTAGTGCTGTGCCATCTATAAATACTGTTTCTGCTAAATATCCATCAAAAAAATTACCACTTGCAGAATATGATCCAATTCTGTGAACATAAGAACCAGATACTAAATTAATTGAACCATCTGTATTTTGACTTGGATAAGTTTCTGTAGAAAATGATGTAACTTGTGTTCCATTGATATACATTTTTGCTCTATTTGATGCTGTAGATTGTGTTGTATCAAGAGCAACTACTATATGATACCAAGCTGATGTATCTCTGTGAACTGCATTAGGTGTTAAATTTAAACTTATTAAATCATCTCTAAAATATATTTTATTATCTCCATCATAATTTGTACCAATAGAACCTGTGCTGGTAGACGCATCTGTGCAACTAAAAAGAAATTGATAACCAGAACCTATAGTTGATTTTTTAACCCAACTTGACCAAGTCCAAGTTTTTCTATTACCACTACTTGATGGTGTTCTATTAAGATGATCAGAACTCCCATCATTAAACCTTAATGAGTTAGCTACATCAAAGCCTGTGTCTTTTATGGAGTTAGTTCCAAGTATTAGTGGCATTAAATCTCCTCAGGAAATTCTGCTAATGGTCTTGTGATATTACCATCGTCATCTTCTGTGTATTCGTATAATGCTTTTAGTTCATCAACAGTAGTACAAGCATCTATTTGAGTTTCCATTTCATTTGATTTACTTCTAACATCTGCTCTAAAAGATAATACATTTACTGGTACATCATAGTCAGCTACCTACGTTGATTTAACTACATACCAATCAGTAGGTGCAAGTAATCCTGATGCTTGTTGTTTTACTATTCTTTTCTTTTCAGTTTTTAAACCATAGTTAATAACTTGGTTGCCATCATCATCTAATAAATTATTACCATCTTCATCTACTGCGTTTTCATCATTTAATCTTTTAGCAGTTGCAGTTCCCCAAGATTTAGTAACTTGACCATCTGCAAAATTATATTGTTCGTTAGTGTTATTGTAATATGCTGGGTCTTTGTAATTAGTTGAATCAGTTATCACTTCATAAATACCTATTGCATTTAATTCAGCTTGTGACCACAGTTGAAATATTTTAGCTGGGTATCTTACATCTCCTATTACTACTGATTTAGGATTATTAATGTATTGTGTAATATTGTTATCTTCTACTATTGCGTACATATTTTAACTTTCACTTAGGTTTAATGTTCTACCAACTTCTTGCCAAATACTTCCATTGTATTTGAAAACTAGAATATCAGTTTTACCATCTGTTGAAGTAAATGTTGGTGCTGTGCTTCCAGCAAATTCAAATACAGTATTAAAAGCAATAGTGTGTGAACCATTATAATTAATTTCAACACAAATAAAAGCACCCTCTACTGAATTAGTAGGTGCAGAGAAAGTGGTGTTTTCTGTTGTTAGATGATATGCGTTTGGCTTTGCCTGTGTATCCCAAGCAACTGCATTTGATGATGATGTTAATGCTTGTTGAGGAATATAAGCTAAATCGTTAAATTTAATTGTTCCTGTACCTTTTGTAGTAAATTCTATTCCAACATTACTATCGCCACCTGTTGCAGATAAGACAGGATTGTTTCCTGTTGAAGCATTTGCGATTGTAAATTCATTAACTGCACTACCTGTTTCTGAAAACTTTAATAATTCTAAAGTACCATCTCCAATAGCATTACCATTAACATCTAACATACCACCTAATTGTGGAGAGGTATCATTTACTAAATCTGCTACAACTGAACTATCTAACCAATTAACTGTATTTGCTGTGTGGTCTAAAGTTGCAAGAGATATATCATCTGCCCCGTCATAATATTTTAGGGTTGGGGTAGTTGCTGAAGTAACATCAAGCCAAATCGTTCCAGCGACAGCACCACTTGGTCTTGAAGTTCCTGAATTAGATGAATTAATAGCACCTAGAACATTGTTTAGATCAGTTCTAAAAGCTGGGAATGATTGGTTCGCTATGTCGTAATCGTGTTGTGCCATGATGTGTTTATACTCCTTTTAAAAGCCTTTTGCAATAAAATCAAATGTTTTTGATATTGCTGTATTACTTGAATTTTTAAATGTTACATTAAATCCATTAATGGTTTTACTTTCTACTAAGAAATAATCTCCCGTTGACATTCCTTGCCCTGTAATTCCAACTGCATAATTATCAGTTTTAAATGGATTTGTAAATGTTACAGTTTTAGTTCCAGCACCAGATACTATATCATTTCCACTAAATATTCTATCTTGCATATCAATCGTTACTGTTACTGCTGATACTACAGGAGTAGAAGCATTATCTCTTGAAATTAAAACAACTCTAAATTTAGCATAACGAAAAGTGTACTCTCCAATTACAAAATTTTGAAAAGCTGTATAAGTTACATTATCATCACTTGTTGCTATTTCTATATGAGCATTACAATTAGCACCTGTATCTCCATCAAAGTTAGAACCTGTTGTATCAAATAATCCTGGTCTATTATCAAATAAGTCATCTGGGTTATCAGCAGTTTGTGTTAAACTTGCTGTAATTCTAGCTGTATGTTTAGCACCTATATCAACAACATCTGAAAATAAATAATTACCACTTGCAAAGAAGTCAGAATTAGCAACACCAGAATCAAAGAATCTTGATGTTTCATCATCAAAGTTTCCTTGTGCAGAATCAAATAATTCAGATGAATCTAATTGTATTGTGCTATCAGTAACTACAACATTGGATAAAGTTCCATCAAAATCTGGGTGTTCTGATACAGTTGTTATATTATTAAAATTAGTTATTCCTGTTACATTAGAAATAATAGCTGTAGCATTTGAACTAAAGTTACCTAGCTTATCAACGGCTTTCAAAAGATAAGTTCCAGACCTAGCTGGTACAGATATTGAAGTTGCTGGTCTTGATACTTTTTCTACTAATGCTACTGAGTTTTGCCAATCAGCAGTTCCATCTGTTTCTTCACTAAATCTTAAACTGTAATATGCTAAATCTAAATCTGGTATTTGTGTCCATGATAAGTGAGCCTCTTGTCCTACAATATTACAGGCAAAGTCTGTTACATCAGCTGGTGGTTCTACTGCACCAATAATAGTTCTTTGTGCTGTTACATAAGTTGATGAAACTCCTAAAGTATTTACAGCTTTAACTCTTACATCATACACTTGTTGGTCAATTACATTTAAAACTCTGTGGTTTAATCCTGAACCTTGTGCATAAATTATAAAATTTGAATCTGTGCTTAATTTATATTCTACTTGGTAATAATCAACAAAGTTGTCAGGAGAAGCACCTATAGTTATATCTAAAGCAACAATTACAGTTCCATCATTATATTCAACTAAAGTATCATCTAAAGTTACACTTGCTGGTGGTTGAACAATAAATGAATCTGGTAAAGTAGTATCTGCAATAGTTGAAATTGCATTTTTTTCATTAAATGTATAAAAATTATCTTGGTGTTCAAATAATTGAACATTTACAGTTAAATCTTCGTTAATCTCTAAACCAAGAACTCTAAAAGGTTTAGCATTAAATCCACCACTTGGATATGTAATTGCAACAATATCTCCTATGGCCAATTCTAAAAATTCTGATGTTAAGGTTAATTGTATTTGTAGTTGGTTTCTTGATCTTCTTAAAATAACCTCACAAAGTGCCTCTGCATTAAATGTATTAGTTACATTTGGAAATTGAAAGTTACCT